GGCAGGCCGTAAGATGGTCTCCCACACGCTTGGTTTCATATCTGCATATTCGTCCAGAACAAGGAACTTCAATGAAACTCCTCGCATTGTCTCTGGTCTATCTGCTCCTTTGAGGGATATCGTTGCCCCGTTGATTAAAGTAATCTGTAAGTTGTTAATGTGCGACGATTTGACAACAGGATGTGCTAACTCCAACAGAGTAGACCACATAATGTCTCGTGCCTGTCCTTGCGTTGGTGCAACGTAGAACACATGTCCACGTTCAGTTTGCAATGCGTAGATAATTAACTGCCACGCCGCAAGTCTTGATTTACCAGTACGTCGTCCCGCCGCTACAATCTTAAAGCGAGTGGGGTCATTGAATACGTCTTGTTGCCACGGTAAAAGCTCAACATTAAGCTCCACGCATGATCTCCACAAGTTCTTTACTACGGCGTCCCACTTGGTTGTACCAACGTGAATCCACCATCTCGTCTGCGGCTTTGGCGTAGTTGCCTTCGTTGACAGCCGTAATCATGTTCTTAAACTGACCTAGACGGTTGCGTCCAAGATTAAACGCCATGTTAACTAACACACGCTGTACGTCGTTTGGATGTGACGCAAAGTTTAAGATCAATGCCTGTGCGTCGTCGATTGCGTCGTTACAGTCGTCGTGAAAACACTGTAAGATACGCTCATCGGTCACCGGTGTACCAACAGGCCACGTATATTCCATGTCTTCTTCAGTAACCATGTGACCAATACCAAACGTCGCATAGCCTTCAGAACACAAATAGATCTCAGTGACGTAGCCTTCGTGTCTAACAAGGTCTTCTTTAATCTGATCCATCAGACTCTGGGGTAACATCAATCACATCCTCATCATTTGAAATAACTGTTTCGCCGCCTACGCCTTTAATAGTAATAGACACCGCTGACTTGCCTGAGTTGTTCTTATCTTTCTCGAAATAGGACACAGGCAACATACGATCCATCAACAACTTCCATGCCGCCGCCTGATTCTTGTGCTCGTCATTCAACGCCGCATCCATAATTGAATCTAACACCTTCTGTGACTTAGGTGAAGACAACATACGTGCTTTATATTCGTTGATGATCGACGCATCCCCTTTAGGACGACCACGTTGACCTCTGTTGCCCCGCTTGTTAGACTCAACATCCTGCTTACGAGGTCTTCCTACTTTTTTCTTTTGAGTATTCTCAGTCATACTGTACTCTTTAGTTAACTTTATAGTCAAACGAAGCACGTACTTATAAAAACATGCGTCGTTAAGGTGTTAGAGTGTTAAACGGGTTACGTTAAGAGGTGCGTAGTGTTGTTTAATCTCTAAAGATAAGTATATTGTAGCATACTTTTTAGGATTTGTCAAGTCTTTTCAGTACAAACAGTACAGATTCCCTTAAATCTAAGCGGGTTTCAGCAGTCCTGCACTCTCCGCAGAGGCGATTTTTACTTTGTAAATCATAATAGTTACTACATATCTAAATATAAGGATATCTTTATATCTACGCACTTCTTTTTTACTATTTTTTTAACCCTAAATCCACTCTTTTTTGTGTCTGAGTAGGTACTACAAATATTTTACAACAGCAAACCCCCTCCCCCGCCCCTGTTTAGACCCCACCGCAATGTTATAACATAACACTATATGCACCAAAGTAGTGCACTGTATCAACTGAACAGTTATCCACAGAGTTATACACAGTGACTGCATAGATTCTGTACAGCTTGAGTGTGAGTGTTGAAGTAGCACCCTCTGAAGCATTACGAAGCTCTATAGAGACCACTGGACAACACTGTATATCCATACATTAGACCAATGTCTAAGAAAATAAATTGTATTGGGTGTTGACTCGGGAAGCTCTCATGGCGATAATGATCCCAAGTTGTTCAGGAAGCCCCTAACAGCGGAGCCCCTAGCGGTTCGACACGTTATTTCACAATACGGTTATCGGTTCAAGTACGTCATGCGGCAAACGCTGTGAGTCAGTACCGAGGCTTCCGGTTGAGATGGAACGGTCATCAGAGATGGCTAGGCATCAGACGGTTACCAAGTACGCTCAGACGATCTCAGGAACGCTCACAACACACTCCCTGCTTCACAGTGTGGGCATGAGTCAAATGATGGAAAGAACCGAGCCCACTCAGTGGGTTGACTTGATAGCCTGACAACGGGTTATCAACTGAACCCATAACGCAAGGAAACAATCATGATTACATTTGATTTAGTACAGCGGGAATCTGTGGCACTTGCTGAGCGCAATGACTGTACAGTTAAAGCGGTCTCGATAGCGTGTCAGATTCCATACAGTGAAGCCCACACATATCTTGGACGGTTAGGCCGCAGGCGTGGTTGTGGTTGGTACGAGATGGATCATTGGCGTGGAATGCGTCACGTTTCTGGATACGTCGACAACCTTCACAAGCTCGGCATCGAGTACGAAAAAGTTGAGGTCAGGTCCAAAACAGTCTCACAGATTGTCAGGGAATTGACTTCCGGACACTACCTTGTCAAAGTCAGAGGCCATGTGTTGGCATTAGTCGACGGCAAGGTTGAGGACTGGACAGAAGGCCGTAGGCATCATGTGAAGTCTGTTTACAAGATCAAGAATCCCAGGTTGCAGAAAGTTGAAGAGCCAGTGGTTATCTCACCAACTGCGCCCAAGGGATTCCGCAAGCTACGCCACAAGAAAGCGGCACGGCTTGGACTTGATCCAAAGACTGGATTACCATTAGCATAGTCGAAACGCCTTCGGGCGTCTGTGAGGACTGACCGCCTCGCACTGATGAGACAGGTCAAAGAATTAACAACACTGGAGAGAACACATGAGCACATACAACGGATACGAATCATACGATCATTGGAACACTGCGTTGTGGTTGAACAACGACGAAAGGTTTTATAATCTTTTATTGGCTAAGTCGGAGCTGGTAGTTTATATGCACATGACAAAGACTCAAGCAGTCTATGAAATGTTGAGAGACTTACCAAACAAAACACCGGACGGAGCCACATGGCAAGCAGATACAATTTTAGATTTGGTTGAAGAACAATATAACGAACAATTGCAGTATTCATAAGGAGAGTAAGACAATGACAGAGCAACTATTATTAGTGATACTGGGCATAACGTCATTTATGATTTGTTTGTGCATTGGTGGTTTGTTTGCTTGGGCATTAGGCTATGATGTCAACGAACCTGAGTATTACGAACATCGACGCCGCACTGATGAGGCCGACTAGCTACCGGCCGAAACCTACAGAGTACTTTCCCTCGCTCTGTAGGTCTGCGGAAGCTTCCGCATAACTTAAACTTTAAACACTGGAGAAGTGAAGATGAACATTAATACAATCAAAGTGAAGAGCACCAAAGCACCTGCAATGTTGAACCGTACACGCAAAGGATCAAAGTATCTGGACTTGTTCAACAGTATGAAGGCGGGGCAATGGTTCACAGTAAACAGTAAGGACCGGATGAAGATACAAGCGGCGGCGTCTACATACCTTAAAGGACGTTACAGCCTGTATCAGCACCCAACGCTTGACTGTAAATACGTCTTTCGGTTGAATAAGTAGCCCTGAGACGCATTCTAAAGCCCTGTGAGCGACGTTCGTTGGCAGGGCTATACCAACCTACTACAAAGGAGACATAGACATGTCAGACCCTAAGAAAATAATTGAAGAGCTTGAAGCATTGGAGCGCATGCTAGTTGAGTCACTGCAAGAGGTGCACACAATCACACCGCTTGATGATGAAGAGAATCTAGAGACGGTGGCGTTTGCTTTAGATGAAGCCTTGACAGCACTCAGAGCAGAGAAAAGAGCACAGGAAAGACGGGACCAATGGTATGCGTCGGACTTTGTAAACGAGGAGTTCTAATGGCAACGGTTAGATATTCAAGCGGGCGAGTAAAGCTAGACTTGCCGCCTGCAAAGGTTCTAAATGCGTCACAACGGATTGATTTGTTTGAGTCTGTTGCTGAGTATTTAGATGCGCTAGGAATTAACAGACAGGGTGGGTTTTATATCTCACTGGAGGTTGAGTATCTTGAGAGCGAAGGGAATTTACATACATAAGCACTATCACGGCACACGGGTGCACACTGCGAAGCTGACACCTGATGATGTGTTGTTGATAGATGCGTTGCTCAGTGACGGAGTGAAGCAGAGCGTGATCGCTGACAAATTTGAAGTGTCACGCAATTGTATTAACGACATTGCACTGGGCAAAACATGGAAGCAAGTATTAGGAGGCGGAGATGTGTAATGCATGGGACGAGTTCGAGATTGAGACGTTGGTCCGGTTGTGGAATCAAGATGCGTCGATACGAGAGATTGCAGGGGAGCTAGATAGACCGACGACCTCTGTCAAAATGTATCTGCAACGACATCGTAAAGCGTTGGGGTTGGCCAAGCGTACATTTCGCAACACGCAGACACCCAACCAGAAGAACACAAAGTTTGACAATGAGTGGCATGGTGTGGTACCTTTGGGGCATTGGAGCATTACTAAACCTTGGGGTAAATCATGCGTTGTCAAGCCTGCAACCGACTATTAACAGACTTTGAATCAACAAGAAAATCAACCACTTGCGATGACTATTTAGACTTATGCAATGATTGCTATGGTACGATTCGCACAGAGGTCAAGGCAATGGAACGACCTGATCTGATGTCAATTGACGATGTGATAGATCTTGTTGACTTCGACGATAATGTATGCTAAAAATTTTACTACGTAGTTAACGACGCACAGATTGTTAACGTAAATAACTTAGAATCTATTTAGGAGAGTGTTATGGAGTTTCAATTGGTTGACGAAGAATATGCGAAGGCAATGCTAGAGATGGACGATCACAACGCATGCGTCGCAATCACTGAGACAATTTACAAAAATGGTCTGTTGGATACGTTGTATCGCTTAGCTGACTACTGCGAAGACTCTAAGGAGGCGTATGCGTTGTTGGAGTTGGCGAAGCATTACAAGGAGAATGAGCGTGGCTTTTGTGAAAACGCACCAACCATGCAGTGATTGTGGTTCAAGTGATGCGTTGTCTTACAACGAAGACGGTTCATCGTTTTGTTTCAACTGCGAGACGTTCACAGGAACAACGCA